GTTCCCCCAGAAGGTACTGTCTGGTCTAACTCAACGTATCCATCAGAAATAACATTTACTGATTTTCCTTCGATATGCGCCATACTAGCAGTTGTTGATGTTGTTCCTACCACAGCACTATCAGTCAGTAAAGTGTTATCAAATACCTCTATATAATATCTATCCGTTCCGTCATCAGTCCTCTTTACTACGGTATAAATATCAGTAATATCTACTCCTACATCTATATATGATCCATCAGTAACAAACTCACTAGGAGCAATAACATCTTGCGCCCTTAATAATGAAAAAGCAGCCATTGTCCCATCAGTAGAATTAACTATTAATAATAAGTCATTCTCATCAGTTGCAACTGCCCTACGTAAATCCATACGACTAGGACCTTTAAGTAAATGCCCTGCAAGTAAGGATATTTTAGAAGTTACATAAGTTAATTGTGTATCTGAATAAGCAATCTCAGATAAAGCTTTGCCTTGTCTTTGCACAAACAATATACCTGATTCTAATTGTTTAACGCGTATTCCTTCTTTAGAACCATTCCTCGATGTGGTTGCTAAAAAGAATGATGATGGCGTAATAGGACTAAGCCCCTCCTGCGGAACATAGAACTCTCCACCGGTAGTAAACACCTGTAAGTCTCTACCTGAAATAAGGTCAGTAATAGCATTAAAGGTGTTAGTATCTAAAGTAGCCTCAACCCCATCATCATCTAATCCTTCTGTTGCTTCAAAATCAAAATATAGTCCAACTTTAGATCCCCAAATAGTAGAGGGTCTTGATTGACTTCCTCCAAAAAATAATCTTCCTTGATGAAAGGTAACAGTTCTAGGCCACCCCTTAGTCGCTGACCATACATCTTCATATCCAATCTCTAAATCCCAATCAGCATTAGCAGTGGCTGTGGTATCAAAGAATGGAAACTCTGTAACAGTATTGACTGTTGATGTTGTTAAGTATTCTACAATCTTAGCCCTCCCTTGTGGAGACACATTAATGTATTGTCCAACATGCGCTGCTGTAAAAACAGCATGTTGTGATGTTAAGGTCACTTTCCCAGAAACATCACTAGGAGTTAAAGTTCCTGCTGAAGCTGTATTAAAAGTGGTTGGTGTAAAGGCATACTTCGGAATACTATCAAAAGCTAAATTAGTTGCTGTCCATGTAGCATCATTTGCCCCACGAACAATCTTTACTGGTTGTATTCCTTCTTCTACAACAATTAATGTATCAGCAGATTGAGTCCAGCACATATTGTCTAAGATAGAACTAACAATAGTTGATACTGTCAAGTAGTCATTACCTGATCCGTTAATATTAGTTACTAAGGCGTTATTTTTATAGACATACATGCGTGTGTTCGTAAAACATAACATGTAGCTATCACTTACTGAGAATTCAAAAGATACTAACCTTACCCCAGCAGAAGGACTCCCTCCTAACTCATTAATAAACTTAGAGCCAGGTCTGCGAGTAACCCCACCTTGTGGTTGGCATACTACATTCTTTGCTGTTTCAAGGGCATTATCATAAGCCTTTAAATCAACTCTAGCTCGAACTAAAGGGTCTAACTCCCCTGTGGTAAAGTTGGTCTGTACATTAACAAAGCGAGCCATTAATACCTCACATCAATAAGTGTAAAGTCCTGTATTGCGTTGGTTGGTTGCCCTTGTCCATCTATATTCATAGCTTGGCGCATATAACCACCTCGACCATTCTCTCCTGGAGTTCCCTGTGCTACCGTTCTCCAGTAATCAGTCTTTTCTATTTGGTCTGTTATTGGCATAGCTAAATGCCATATCATCATATATTTAAGGCATTGTATAAAATAAATAGGCATGACACTTTCAGTTACGGAATATTGATAATCAACATAAACCGCTTCATAATCAGTTAATATTTTATTGCCCATCAACCGATAGTTCCTTAGTTTAGGTGCGCCAACTGAACTACTATTGTAGAGCGCCCTTGGAACGCCAAGCATATCTGCTGGCATTTGATATTCGTATTTGTATTCTGTTGTCGGTGTTGTTACTAGCCTAGCTAGTTGCACCTTTTTAAATGAAAATGACCACGGATAACTTGCTAATGTTTTATCTCTAATATCAGGATACAATCTATCACAAATATTGGATTCATCAGTCCCTTCTGTAAAGGATGAGATTGGGGTTGCTCCAAGCATTAATAATGCGTCAGAACAAATCGATAATGCAGTATCTCCAGTTGCCATTCATATTCTCCAAATAGTAAATAAGGCAGGTATTCAAATGAAATACCTACCTTACCCACAATTACATCACCTAGTCACTATCTGTCATAGCGATTGTTGTGCCGTCAGACACATCCACTACATCAGAAGCATTAGATAATACTGTTACCCAGCTTGCGGTAGGTGTTGCTGTGTCATATACATATATAACATCACCTACTTTTAGAAGAGTAGAAGCATTATTAAAATAGCCAGATGTGTTTACTGTTGCTATCGCGTCAGCAGATGAATATGTCCACATTTGGGGAGCGTTCCCCGCTTTAGACTGTCCGCCTGCTGCTGATAGACCGTTGCTATTATAAGCCATTACATAGTCTCCTTATTAAGATTCACGACAAGTAAGTTGAACAATACCTTCCGCATCAATCGCTACTGATCCTGCTGAAAGTAATGAATTCACTAAATGTGAAGTCTTTTCAGGGATGTAGTTGATTTCAGTTTTCAGTGCAAGACCTTCAGCATATCCAATTGCAGACTTATGAAAAGCCCAAATTGTTCTATCTGAAGAACCATCAATTGTTAAACCACCTTCAGCTCTATCACCCATCACGATGAACTTAAAGCCCAACCATGTATCGATTTCACCAGCTACTAAAGCCTTAACTGTATTAAAGTCAGATGAAGTAACTGCTGTTTCAGAGAGTAATGATGATAAGTTATTGCCATGTAATACAACGCAACGGTCCTGAGGTGGGACGTTCTTTGCATCAAGCAATTTCTTAGCTTCACGAAGTTTAGTTGTGTTTAAATCAGTATCAGTACCACCAATATCGTTAGACACTGTTAATGAAGTACTAGATGCTGTTAATGCGTCAATGATAAGTTGATCTTGTCTACGACCAACAGCGTTCGCTACTACTTGAACTAGCTCTTGTTTTTCGTCAAAATTAACTTTCTTTTGCATGAAGATGTCTGAATACTCTGCAGCATTCCAATCTTCAAGAGTACATGTTACTTGACTAAAGTCCACGTTTAATGGAGTTACGTCAGTTTGTGGTACACGAAGTGTAGCCACACCTTTCCCTGCTTTAGGGAATTTAGCTGTTGACCCTTCAACGCCTCGTCTTTGGCGAGTAGCACCTACTAACTGTGCTTTACCTTGGTACGCCTGTTTAACTTCAGCATTAAAGAGGGTCACATAAGCGTTAGATAATCCTAATGCCATGTCATTCTCCTTAGTAATTAATAAAATTAATCGCTACGGTATGCCAAAATTACTGGGCCTGTGCTTGCTATTTACGATAGCCACACGACAAGGTTACTTGTGTCTAGGGTTGTATGAAATACAATGTGCCTTAGCTAGAGCTTAACACAGAACTAAGGCAATTGAAAGGATTCTATTTGAATTTTTGAGCGAATGCTCTTTCCACTTTCTCTCGATACGATGGATCTGTATTATATCTAGGATCGCCTACCATTTGAAGAACTTCTGCCTCAGATGGCTCGCCTTCAATAGGAGTTGTATCTGTAGGAATTCTTCCTTCATGAGCGGATATGTATTTTTCTAAAGCAGCGACTCCTTTAGCTGTGCCACCCCAAACTGTTAATTCTTGGTAGTCATCTTTTCCCCAAACACCTTTATCTACTAAACCTCTTCCCCATTGTTTAATACTATTAATTCTTGCATCAACATTAGGTCCTAGAGCTTTACGTTCTGCTTCAAGGTCTAATCTTTCTGCCTCTATTTGATCGCCTCCTATCCCAACAACTTGACCAACTAAATCATCTAATGCAGCTTGACTTACCCCATTATCTTTAGCCCAAGATAACACATGAGATTTGACGGGATCGTCATCTGGAGTCTCACCAAATGAAGCTGTATCATATATTCCATCTTTTGGCGCTTTATGTTTTCCTTGAGAAATTTGTTTTCTAAGGTCAGCTTGTGATTTTGCTAACGCTTCAATATCTACTTCGCCTTTTTCTTCGTCCCAAAAATTACTAGAAATAAATTCTGGTTTTTCGGCTTTTTTACCATCTTGATTCTCAGCTTCTACTTCTGCTGGATCACGATGATCCATCTCTTCTACAACTGCGTCTTCCTCTTTAGATTCTGGCATGCCTCCATCGAGTAGGCCAGTCGCTTCCTGAGTTTCCTCAGTTGTACTAGGTTCGATTACTTCTTCCATTATGATTTCCTTGCTCTAATTATCCTTGCTTCTAAATCTCTAATTATTGAATTTTGCCCTTCTCGATAAAACGCATAACTAGAGTCGCTACCTGGCAAGGCTACAGGTTGCTCTAAAATAGTTTGACGTAGCCATAACATTAACTTAGCTCCATCCTCATCTCCCATAACTCTTAACACTAAGCGATCTATATCCTCTTTCGCTTGGGCTACATCCCTAATATCTAATGGTAATGCTTGTTCTAACTCATCCCACCCAGCCATAATTTATCCTTGTGGTTGTTGTGCTTGCTCCATAGCAGCCTCAGCCATTGCAGGAACAGCCTCTGGATTTTCTTGTGCAACTTGTTGTGCCATTTCTGCTGCTTGCTGTTGCATCATCATTCTCTCTACTTTAGAGGTTAGTATCCTTTGTGGAATTCCAAGCTCTTCAGCAATATAATCTAATGCTTCATCCATTTTAACAGCCATTTGCCCTTGTTGCCCCATTTGTTGAGTAATTTGAATATATTGCATAACCTTTTCAACCTCCTCCATAGCTTGTGCTTGTGCTAATGGTGCTTCTGCTGTCACCCTAATCTCTAGTCCATTAACTTTTAATGGCAAATCAATCGAACCTTGAGCATCCATCACTGCTAAAATCTTAGTTACTAAAGGAATCATTGTTTCGTTAATTAAACGACCAAATGCAGAACCTAAGTTCTGTGATAATTCCTTCATGCGTTCTACTACTTCTGTTGCGCTTCTTGCACTCATATTATCAGGCGGTAAGCTTTCGTCAAGTAAGATACGTTTAATATTTTTAACTAAATCATCTATAATAATTTGTGATAAATTAAAGTCTCCAGCTCTTGGTAATGGTCGTAAAGACTCACCTTGTGGTCCACCATTTCTAGCAACAGGAATAATCGCACCAGGAAGAATCTTCACTGTATTTGGATTTAACACCCCATCATCAGCAGCAGTATAAACACCACTAATATTTAATGAGGCATTTTTTAATACAAGCTCTTTTGTTTTATTTAATGTTTTAATGTCAGGCAATGCAGTAATAAGTGGTCCTCGACCATATATTTCTCCAGCAACTTTTGCGTAACGAGAAACAATCCACGGGCTATGCCCCATACGTTGATATACTAACTCTGATTTAGATTCTTTATGAATAACATGGTAGCAATAATCTCCGCGCTTTTGGTCAAAGACTGTTGCTTCTATCAACTCAATATCATCTGTAGGGTTTTGGTCAATTTTCTTTTTCAACTCCGCAGGAATCTTTGCATTAGGCCATTGTCCCTGTATTGCTTCCCCTTTCAACCTCATACGTCTGTAGACATTATCAACTTGTCCATTAGCCCCTTCCTCAAAAGCTACAAGGTACTGGGGAACAGGAATAAAATTAAGAGGATTAACGCTGTCACCAGGTTGAACCATCATTACTGCTGTTCCAACTGAGAGGTCTAATAAAAATTCACCGATAGCAACATCAAAGTTTGATTGCTTTAATGCTGAAAATAGTTTGTCAGAATAAACATCTAACGCAACTTGCGCTTCTTGCTTACGGTCATTAGGAATGTCCGGACCTGGTTCTAAACGACACCATTTGCGTTGTGGAGGGAAAATACCTGATTGCATCCTATTAGCAAAGCGTTGAGTAGAATGGATTGCAGTTGAATCAAATACGCGATCCATCTTCTTTTGACCAGTGCTTCCTCCATCATAATGCCCATCATACAAATTTCTCTGAGGCAATGCAAACTCATACGCCTCATCATAAAGTGACCTGAAATCCTCTTTTTTTGTTAGTGCCTTTTCATGTCTTTTTAACACATCTTCAGCACTTAACCTCATCATCGCTACCATAATAGTCCCTTAAAATTTATATTCAAATTCAACACCCACATTATTCAATCCCTCTGCATCTCCCCACTCACCATCAGCCTTCCACCCAGAAGCTTTAATAGTCGCATTTAGTCTGTCTGTAATCGGATGCTTATAAGAAGCTGAACCATATACAACCGTTGTCTTCTTGTCATTTCTATATCCACCAACATTAATGTTCATTCTGCTGATAATTTTTTGTACTTGAGTTTGTGTGATAACCTTGTCAGTCATTTAATTACCTTTTATTTTTGTGAGGTACTTTTTCCCCACCTTTTTTACTTGATCCCAACTAAGTGTTTTTTCTTTTTCTTTTTTGTTTATCAGTTGAGAATTAATGCCTACCCCATATTCGTCTATCGCCTCACTAAAGGCCTCAACTCTATCTGGAGTTTGATCGTTCCACGTCGAATCATAAACTTCCTTAGAGGCTTCTTTAAAATTTCCTTTCATTAAATAATTCCAAGTTTTTGTATGCCCTTTTTTTATTTCCCCATTTTTACGCTTAACATCTTTATACCAACTCGTGCCTAACTGAAAGTTCACACTAGTTAATGCAATTTCAAATTTTTTTGTTGGAGTCCTTTTCAATAAGAGCATCTGCGCTTTTGTTGCTTCTTTTGCTTTTATTAGGTCTTTGTCTAACCAATCATTAACAACCTTGTCTGGAATAACAGTTCCTTCTGGATAAAGCTTTTGTTCTTCTGCGGTTAGTAAATGTCCTACTCCGCCAGTTGGTTTTTTCAAGGAGTCCAAGTAACTAACATGTCTCCACTTCCAGTCAATCAGCTTTTTTTTAGTACCTTCTTCCTCTATTATATAATCTTTCAAATCCATATCAGGCTTTTGGCATGCTATACAAATTAATAGGAGGAAAATATATTTCATTCCACTCAATCATCTATTATGAACCTAAAGTCTCGTCTTCTTCTTCCACCCCAAGCTCTGGAGATAACCTTGTATCAGACAATAACGAACGTTTTCCACCAAATCTTCTAGCCCTTTTTGCCCCAGACATCTGCTCAGCAAGGTCTTTTTTTTCATCCATAGCCTCTTTCTTCATTCTAGCTGTTTCCTTGCGTTGCTCTGCTATTTGTGCCTCTGCTGCTGATGTATCTGGTTTTGATCCGAACAAACCGCCCATTATTTTCTCCTTATTGTAAATCCATCTTCAAAAAAATCCCTTTGCTTCATACTTCTTTTTTACCCTAATTTAGCTTTTGTAACACCAAGGCCCAAGCTTCCAAGTTCAGGGAGTCCTGATGATAACCCTACATCCCTTTTTGTTGCCTTTCCCATCAAACCTCCACTACCTCTTACAGCACGCTTACCTTTTTTACTTATGGTAGCAGCTCTTTTCATCTTCCTTATGCTTTCTTCTGCTTGTGTCCCAATAGCCTTTAGTTCAGCAACATTTAAATCTCTTTGTACTTCATGTTGAACTGTTCTAGTTTGTGGTTTATCATACATACTTCTTCTATAAGCCGTAGGCTTTCCTATCCTTCTTTGAGGGCTTCCATCTACCCATTCAGGTTGCCTTATCCCTATTTTAGCGAGGTATTGTTGTTTAGTTTTTGTTTCTGTTACGCCTTCTTTTATCTGGCGATCAAGCTGCTTATTCCACCAATCTTCTGATTTAAACTGTTTACCAGCAAGCTTTCTTAGCTCGCTTTGTAATTCTTTTTGTGGAGCAACTAGCCCTTTAGCTAGTGCCATTCCAAAATCTAATGCCATAACCTACTCCCCATTACTTCTCCTCATTATAAATGTATCCTCTTGGTCTACACTGTATTTTTTCATTAACCCTTCAACAATAAACCCTAAACAATGCGCCCAAGCTATAGCGCGTTTATCAGAGGATGTTACTGTAATTTGGAGTCTATGTAAAGAAAACAATATCTCGCAGATATCAAAGAAAGCAAATGCACCCTTAGTCATAGCTATTGGGTATCTTCTAGCTTTCTCGTTAAATACAGACCACGCCTCACCCACACCTCCCCACAACATGCAACAACCAAAAATAGCGATAGGACTCTCTCCAATAAAAGCAGTAATAGTAGGACCAGTTTTAGACTGATGGTTAGTATGTTGTTTTCTACCCATGATAGATAACGAAGAATGTTCATAAGATTCAAATCCTTTAAAAAGTTCAATATGGTCTGGATGATAGTTACGATAAAATACACCTTTAACTTTAGGCATATACTCATCAAGATGTGCTTGTTCAATCAAAAACATTGAAATCAGTCTTTGCTAATGTTGGTGCTATTAATGTGCTTGCAGATAGTGGGCTTTTAGTCATACGCTTATGCTCACCACCGCCAAGCATTAAGTATCCAAAAGCATCCCCAATGTGAGAATGTTCGTTTTTATTAGGACTATCTTTAAACCTTTCATGTCCTGCCCCAACAGCTATACGTTTAAAATGATACCCGCCAGCTAATGATTTACGCAATAACTTACACCTAGTGTGTATAAGTACCCCTGGCTTTCCAGCAATGAGCCTTTGCATTGGCGCTGCTGCCCCTTCACGCCTAACTCTAAAATTATTAGATGCAGTTGGTTGCGCTCGCAATCCTAATGTTCGTAAATAGTCAAATGCTGTTACCTCATATATGGCATCACGCTGCATACCAGCAGGATCACCCCACACCAATATTTGAGCTTTGGGATATTTGGCATTAATCTCCCCTAGCAACTGCTGTCCAAACCTCTCCAAACCCATATCCTCAGTAACAATCTCATCAAGGACAATCCATCTCCCATTAGCCAGCTTTTGACCAATAGCTGCGGCTGGTGTTAAACCAAAATCAAGACCTATATGTAATGGAATGCCCGGTTCATACTCAATATTATCTGCCGACATAAGATGGTCATCATACTCAGGCCATACAGGTCTACCTTCCTGAACATAAGTATACTTACCTTCTGCATAACAACGCACCCAATCTAAATTCTTACCCCCCAACATTTGAGAATAATATCCTGATGGTAAATTCTTGACATTTTCTGCTTTATTATTTAACTTCCACCAACGCCCACTAGCAAATATATGGTCATTAGCTTCTGGATTTTCTGGCAAATCTTCTATAGGGACTTCAACAACACCCCCCGGTTGGCTAAAGAAATCCCATCCCCACTTTCCTTTAATTGGTTCCTTCTCTGCTAAACGATGCCACCAATGATCGTCATCCATTGGATTGGTATCCATCCATACTCCATGCCAAGTAGGACCGCCATCACGCTTAGTAGGATACCTACCCACACGATGAGTAAGCCCGTCAATAACTGCCTTAGGAAGTTCTCTAGCTTCATTTACCCATGCTCCTGTAAGTTCAAGTGATAAAAGTTTACGTACGTCTTTCGGTTGGTCTAGCGCTAAGAATATAACTTCGCAGTCTATTCCAGCAGCGTCACCGCGAGAAGGAAGTCGTATATGATGGGTAATGGGAGGTGTATATAACATATGCCCAAAAGTATTTTCAGGAAATAATTCCTGCCATGTCTTTATTGTGGTAGTCTTAAGTTCTGGATACGAGTTTCGTACGATGACAAAACGGGTATAGCGAATGCCATCCTGAGGGGAAGGCTTTTGCTTAACGGCACGCATCATGATCTCAGCAGCACAAGCATATGATTTGCCTGACCCCACAGGCCCCATTAATCCTCTAACAAATTTATTTGATTTTAAGAAATCATAAATAACGGGAGATTCACTAAAATCTAAATCAATACCTGGGCCATGTATCTCTTTTTTACTTCGTACCTTTTTATTGCTCATCGTCTATATCACGAATTTTCATAGCTAATAGTTGATTGAGTTTAATATTTTCTGCATACAACGAGTCGATAATCTCCATAACCCTTGAATTATTTTGATTAGCCATTCTAAATTCTTCCCGCAGTTGGTCAATCTGTAGTTTGATGTCCATGCTCTTTTCTCCATTGCTTCCAAAGTTGTAGTGTGTGTATTGCTTTATCTATATCTTCATCGCCATTGCCTTTTAAATCTACCCTTGTGACATACTTAATAATTGTATGTTGCATTGCATTAAGTTGATTGGCCATAGAAAACTGCATTGGCTGAATTTTCATTTTAGTGTAATGATTACCCCCCACTTGGCGGTCTTTAGGACTCATTATCTCTCCAAGATACTTTTATTGTCAACTCACACTCATCACAGACACAAGACCATTCAGAAAGATTCTTAGGCCCGTCTCTATAAATAGATTCTATTCTTGTTTCTTTGTTACACTTAGGACATTTAATCTTCATTGTTTAATACCTCTGGTGCTTTAATATTAATTCCAATCACACTTGGTTTATCGGATTCTTCTGGATTATCAAATAAGCCTGATGCTTTCGCAAGAAGCCTTAATGTTTGTACTTTATCCCAGAACTCTAAAGCTATCATACCATCTTTATCTATTTTAATAGACTTGATGCTTTGTAAGGCATGTTCAGGAATATCTTTACTTGCTTTTACTTTAACATTACCTTTGTCATCCCATTCCATAACGTCTGTTATTTTAGTGTTTGCCATGCAAAGAAGGCTGTACGCGACAGCCTCTCTATTTGCAGCGATAGTCGTACTTCTCTCCAAATTTCTTTGTAGGCTTTTAACTCCACCATACCCCGCTAGTGACGGGATTGGTTTATTTTTGTTTTTAACTTCACTCATTAAAAGGGAATATCCTCTTCAACCCCTGCGAAGTTGTCCACAGGTGGACTCGCCGGCTTACTATTTTGTACTGGCGCGGGCGTCCCAGAACTGGGATTCTCTCCAACAACAGGACCGTATTTAAATTTAAGCCATCTTTTACCAGTAGATTGTGCAGTGTTTTCATAGATATTAATGTATCTGATAACTCCGTCTGGACCAAGAATCTGTCCTTGAAAATCAGCGTGCCAGTCTTCTGTTTTTTCTTGCAAGAAAGCTTTTCCTTCGTTCTCTTTTAATTCTAATTTATTTGCTTGTGCCATTTGTATCTCCATAAAATTCATTTAAATTAATAACAGCCTTACCTTTTTTTACTGCTTCTCCTCTGGCAATCTCAATGTAATCTATTTGACTATCATCATTATACATGCCAGCTTTCATCAACGCATCTAATATCGCTTTTAAAGTATTATCTAAATCGAACTTACGTTTAGATCTTGGATGAATCACTACGCTAATAGCAAGACGTTTTCCCTCAAAAGACTTTACTTTACTCATTTTTATAATAAGATCAACTTCACGAGTAAACGCAACACCTTCTTTGCTAATAAATCTACGGTGGCCATTAGCGCGCCAGTAGCTATTAACGCTCGGAGGATAAGGAAGCTCTAGCCTTACTGTTGGACTCATAACTTATTTAACCGGCTAGTAATGTTGTCTCTAGTTAAATGCGCCTTAATTGACTCATTAATCAAAGCGGCTTTGGTTTTTTCCTCTTGCTTGCTTGCCCTTGATAACAGGCTAACGCTTTGCGGTGTTAGTCTAACTAGGAATGGTTTTAAATCACTCTTCATGACAGGTCCTCCTCTAAAGGAGGTAATTCTATATCCTCTCTTGGCGCTATTTCAGGCAAAGGAATTCCATCAGGGATTAAAGCTTCCCAATCCTGATTTAAAAGAACTGGCAATTCTACTTCTTGTACAGGTGTGGTGGCTGGGAGAAGTGTCTCTGTTTCTGTTGCAACTAACTCAGCTTCTTGTTTTACCTGCGATGCGTTATATATCAATACAGCAAAAATACTTACCACAGCTAATACGCCTACTCTATGTTTTTGTTTCTCATTCATATTAATCTCCTTATTTATATTTGTTTTTATTTTCTTTAATATATAGTCATCTCTCATCTTTCATATTAATCTCCTTTGTATTTATTAATAATCTTTTTACTTCTTAGCTGTTGCTTCTTCTTTTTCTTTCCTTCTTTTTCTTTCCTTCTTTTGCTTGCTTATCGTACCTCAACGCTTGTGCTAGGGCGTGGAGAGAGCATTCTTTACCGACATTGAAAAACCCCTTAGTCATTTTCCAATACCCATCTGCTCTCGTCCACTTATACTCTAAGTTGTTACCATTGTTAAACTCATCGCAGATCATTGTATAAAATTCTTTTAATGTCATTTTGTAGCCCTATAGTTTTTAATACGCTCTCCAATCCATTTCATTACAGGTACTGCCATACTGTTACCCATTGCTTTATATCTATGACCATCAGGACAATTTTCTTTGATGTTTGTATATCCATCAGGAAAACCTTGCAATCTTTC